CGTTCATAAATTTCGTAGTCGTACCATCATTCGCTATCATCAAGTCGATTGTATACGACTTTCCAACAGTCAGGTTAGACGCGTCCAGAGTGAAAAACATTCCTTCTGAGTCGCTCGAGACTCTCGTCGAGTTCTTCGTGTCGTCGAAAGGAATTACGACTTCGCTGCTGACAGCATCTCTCACTTGGTAGTAGACTTCTCTGACCACGATGCCAGCGAGTTCAACAGGGACTCTAGTCGCTTTGATCAGCGGACTCGTGTGGTCAAAGATGTTGACTCTTACGAACACTTCTTCGTCGTCTGTGTGGCTGTCTCTGATCCCCAAGACGTTTACAACGTAGTTCTTCTGCTTCCTGTGTGAGACCCTAGACTGAGAATAGACTGTCAACTCGCTGCCAGTGACGTATCCGACAGAGTTGTCAAGAGAAGACCAGATAGGAAGTACTTTGACTGATGAAGAAGCTGCGATCTTTGTTCTGTACACTGAGTCTGTCGACGGTATCGTGACAGTCGCTGTGTACGTTCCAGTCACGTACGAAGCTGCTGTCGATCCGTACGAGAACTGAGACCCCGTGAAGAACATGTCGTAGTACCCACCCGACACTTCTGTAGAGATCTTCAAGAACAAACAATTGTCACCTGTGATCTGCGTCAGTGAAGAGCCAGACACGATGTTGGAGAGGTTACCGCCAGCGTAGTTGTAGAGAGACACATCGCACGCTGTGTCAAACGTCATGTTTTGTGTGTCGTCGAAGATCGAGTCGTCGTACCCGACTACGAGTTTCGGGTGTTTAGACTCGTCATACGCAGTCCTGCTCGCGAATCTTTTCACGAAATATGTCAGTGTGTTTTCCTCAAGGGAATTTTCGAAAGATATTCTGAACCCATTGTCGTGCAACGCACCAGCAAGCGTCGCAGACACTACAGACGTGACGTCGATCTCTAGGTCTTCGTCTCCTGTCACGAATAGTTGCGTAGACTCTGTGTCAGAAATACCAGCAGAGCTGGTGATGTAGTCGCCCGGTGTTGTCGTCGAGGCATCGCAAGTCAGACTACATCCAGTGACGTACCACCCGACTCCAGAAGAAGAAGACAACCAGTTGCACACGTCGTAGTCAGAGTAGTAAGAGACGTCTCTGCCAGTTCCCTCTGTGAAAGACGCTGAGAGAGGGAACACACTCACTGCGAAGTTTGTCGGAGTAGTCTGGCCACCGTAGACGTCTTTCATGATCAGCTTGCACCAGAATGAAGAGTCGTTGGTGTCTATCTTGCCGTCTGACAACAAATCACGGATCGGATCTAGATCAAAGTGTATCAAGATCCGAGACTTCTCTAAACAGGGCGTCGATCCGCTGTACGTCATTCCGTACAGCTTGAACAAGTCTAGCGTCCCAGCAGACCCGACGTTTCCAGAGAACATTCTGACGGACCTGACGACCTTGTCTGTGATGTATGCGTCCTTGTCTGCTTTGACGATCTTATACATTGGACGTTGCCTTTCCGACGATGTTCAACGCTGGGTTCTTCAGTTCAAAGATCGCTCCGTCGGGTGGATAGATGATCTTGTTTCTCGTGTTCAGTTTCACGTCGAACGTTATCGGCGAGTAATCGATGTTGTTGACTCTACCGTGGAGACACTCGAACTTGATCGTGTCAACAGAGATAACGCCAGTCTTTGAATAGATCGTGGCTTCTACGTCAGACACGACGATCGGTTGACCTATGTGCATCTTCGTGATCTCGAATTGACTCGTCAAGTCTTTGATGATGCTCTGCAAGACGAGGTTCTTGTTCAGCGATGGATCGACGACTACTTGGAAATACAGAGACAAGTTTATGATCGCTGCGTCTCTGATGTCTATCGCGTCTGACACCATCCTGTACGAGTTCAAGTACCTCTTCAGATTGATCTTGAGAGAATCTGGAGAGGTCATCAGTTCTCCGTCGGACGTTCTTGACACGACGTGGAGAATCGACGCGAGTGGGTTGTTCGGATTTTTTGAGATCGATGCTCTGAACACTCTTCCGAAGTTGCTCGGCATCGTGTAGACTCTCGCGAGAAGGTCTTCTTTCGTCACGATCCGCTCTTGAGAGTTCTTCACTGTCGGCATTAGAGCGAGAAGTTCGTCTTGTGTGAGAGCGTCTTCCCCACCAGATGCTTTGTTAGGGTTTGACGCTTCTATCGTGTTCTTGACTTGAGCTTGTTGTGCTGGCGTCGGATTCATAGGAAACGACACTGACAAGTTCGTTATGCTTCTGATCGTGTTTGGTTCTACGTTGTGCGACAATCCACCACCATGCATGTAAGTCACAGACAACGTAGTGTTTGATCCTGCGATTCCAAGCGTAGACGTCTGTAGCATCTGTTGTGGATTCACGGGAACTCTTGAGAACATCTGTGAGTGCGGGAGCGGTATCGCGAACTCAGAAGGATCAGGAATTATGTCGTCTTCTAGGTTGTCTGCAGTGCCTCCTCCGAAGATGAGCGTCGTGTTTCTCCCAGCAAGAGAAACTTCTTTCATAAACCTGTAAGGTGCAGGAACGACTTTCAACTTGTCTCTGACGTACGAACTGTCGACTGCGTTGTTAGTCGCGCTGACGTACACGACATCGTGAGTCAAACTGGCGACTTCGTAGTAAGTGTTTCCAAGACTGTCTGTGACAGACAGGATCTGTGTGACGTTTGGATTTGACAGGTCGATCCGCCTGAACTGAACGAAGTCTCCTATCGCGAACGTCTCTGTAGTCTGTGTACCACTCGTGCATACACCGCTCTTCTTCAAGATCTTCGACACGATCTTGTTGCCGATCCTCCTGCCATTTGACATGTCGACTGAGGGATCTACAGACAGAACGCCGCTGTCAGCATCGACAACCCAGAACTTCACGTCTTCTAACAGCGTGAATTCTACGCTATTATCAGCTTGAATAGTCGTGCGTGCATTTATAGTTGGAATGAGTGTCTGCTCTGGTTCTAGAGTTCCGTCGCCGGCGACGGGCACTTCTATGTAGAAGTCGACTGTCGCAGTCGAAGAAGACGCACCACTGATGGGAACGCCGGAATTCCTGAGAGTTCGTTCTATGTTGGACGTTTCAACGACTGTGTCGCTGTTCAGCTCACCATACAGGTGGTCTAAGTAGAACGACAAGTTGTCTCCTACGTACGCTGCCATGTCCAAGAACAGGCCGCCGACAGAAGACTCAGAAAAGTCAGCAATTCGTGTCGGGTAGTACTGACGGGCGTAGTCAAGGAGGACCGTCCTGAACCCGTCGAAGTCACGTGCCAAGAAATTGCGGTTGCGGACGTTCTTTAGCGCTGTCTTGTTGTCTGAAATCGCCATTGTCGTTGCTCGTAATTAGACGACGACGTCAAATTACGTACATGACTATTTGGACACCCTTCTTCGGCGTCTCTAACGCTGGGATGGTGTACGTGACGTTGATCTTGACGATCGCTGTGTTCTTGTTCTCGATTCTGTCTATCGTAGACGAGAACTCTTCGAGCTCGATGAAGGGCATCCATCTGTCGACTGCAGACTTTATCCGCTCGACAGCTCTGTTGTCGAAGTCTTCTTGCGACACGAACTCTGTCGTCAAAGGTTTCAAGTTCGCTCCAAACTGGTGCAGACCCACTCTCTCACCCCAGTTCGTCAGTAAAAGGTTCCTCAAGTTGTCTGCGAACTGGTCTTCGAGACTGTAGTTCATCGCGAAGATTCCTTCCGAAGAGCCTAGTTGCATCGGTGTCTTGATGCCATACGGAACTGGTGACGAAGACACAGAGCTGCTGACGATCTGGTCTTGAGTCTGTCCGACGCTCTTGAAGCTGTAAATCGTCATAGCGAGTAACTATTCGAGGATCGTTAGATGAAGACTTCTGTCTGCAGCCCGAGGTCTTGCTCCCAGTCGTACGGATCGTACGGAAGAGAAGATTTCGACACCATGTCAAAGTCTGTCTCCTCTTTTAGGTCCTTCATGATGTATTTCATACTCTTTGTGATCCCGTTGAAATACACAGTGGGTGCTGCAGCGTAGTACGTCAGGCCTCCCTCACTCATGGGGATCATCGCGTTTGGATCTGGGGGTAGGCTTTTGGCTTGTCTTTCGATCCAGTTTTTACCCAAGACTGCTTCAGCACTCATGAGGTACACTGGCATGTACAGCG